GGCGGCAACTTGCAAGTTAAGACAGGCGCTGAAGCCGATGGCAATTTCTTAACACTTAAGACATCTGACACTGATGTTGTGGTCCAAGCGTACGACACAGGCGCTAATGTGGGCATGGGTTCCGGCACAGGCTCAACAAGCCGTTTTGGTGCGCGTAATGAAATTAAATCAGTTGACACAACTGTGCCATACGAAGCGCCATTAGCTATCCACGAAGGTATTGACGGTTTCACAGTGAACGATGCACCGGATACTGTTATTGCAGAGCGTTTAGCATTGCATTCTGTCGCATGGGCTACTGAAGTGGATACATTGTTATCTAACGCTTTGGCTGCCAATGCAAACGCAACTGCCATTACAGGTACAATGAATGCGGCTGGCATCACAAAAGCATTTAATGATGCTCACGCTAATTTTGTGAATAAAAAAGTATCACGTTCTGTGGCTTGGGTTGCTTATGTTAATACGGAAGTTTATAACATCTTAGTTGACAATAACTTAACAACTACTTCTAAAAATTCACGTACAAATATCGACACGCAAACCGTTGAAATGTTCAAAGGTTTTGAGATCGTTGAAGTGCCAGATACAGAATTTGCATTTGAATACATTGATTCTGCAGATGTAGCATTGGTAGATGGTAAAGAGTACTACACTAAATCAGGTTCAGTTTATACTAAAGTTGCTACTCCTGATGTTGGCAACATTGCAACATACTACGAAAAACAATACCATGATGCATACTTTGCAGCTGACAACGTAGGTGTCGCAGGTGTTGGCGTTAAAGTGGCGCGTTCAATGGATTCTGAAGATTTTGCCGGCATCGCTTTACAAGCTGCTGCTGAATACGGCAAACATATCCCTACCAAGAACTCTGATGCAATTTACACAGCGGTATTTTCTGCACCAGCAGCCTAAGGGGTTGATATAGTTGGTTAAATTTATACCAAACCATGATTTCCGCGGTCTGAAAGAGAACAAACTCTTTCGGGCTGGGAATGAAGTGGAATTAACGGCAACTAGAGCGAAAGAAATTGAAAAAGGCATCCAGGCGCAAGTTGGCTATGAAGATTTCAAGCTGACTGCCATTGCCGAGGAACCGAAACGCAAACCCGTTAAGAGAACACCTAAAAAAGCAGGTGAATAATGATTGACATTGAGAAAATCAAACGGCGCTTAGGTATACAAGATGCGATACAAGATATTTTGATTGATGACATCGCCAGTACGGTTGAAGCACACTTTAAACTGTTGACTGGTGCAACTGCGGTGGATGCTGCTTATAGTTTTATCATTGAAGAAATCACTATCAAACGGTACAACCGTAAAGGCAGTGAGGGCATCACGTCCGAAACAGTGGACGGCTATACGGCCACTTATAAAGACACCGATGACTTTAAAGAGTATTATCCGCTGTTAAGTCGGGCGTATGATCTTGACGGTTCCACAAAAGTTGGGGTGGTGCGTTTTGTATGAAAACACCGCACACGATTAAATTGTACCCGACTTATGCCGAACCTGAATTTGACCCAATTACTGGCGGTTATACAGCGACCGAAAATACATATAGCCAAATCCCTTGTTTGATTAATTTTATTAGTCAAGCGAGGGTTTTTGAGTTGTACGGCAGTCGGACTGAAAAAGTGATGATTTGCCGCTTTGACCAGGAACAGCGGCCGTTTGAAATGGCAGAGTATAACAACCAGAAATACAAGCCGATTGAAGCGATCGACGCACCTGTCAAGGGCGCAGTCAGACTAAAGGCGGTGAGCTAATGGCTAAGGGATTCGAGATTGATTGGAAGGGTATTGATGGTATGACCGCCGCTTTCGACAGCGCGAATATCAACGCAAAAAAACAAGCATTGGCAGTCATTAAAAACAACACTGAACTGGTCAAAAAAGAAGCGCAACGCAAAGCACCGCGAGATACTGGTTTCTTGCATGACAATATCGTATCAAGGTACGATGGCATGACTGGTATTATCCACTCTCAAGCTAGTTACAGTGGTTACCTTGAATTTGGGACTCGCTTCATGAGCGCTCAGCCTTATATGAAGCCAGCGCTGTTTGATGTTTATCCACGTTTTCAGCGGGACATGACCGATGTGTTTGAGGGGGCGTTTAAGTGATACCACTAGATGCTGTTTTTGTTAACACTTATAAGGTTTGTAAAACAACAGGCGACACTTATGATTTTTCGCCTGAAGCCAGCGCTGCTTATCCATTTATCTATGTTGGCGAAGCGATGGATAGGGATATGTCTAACAGCGAGTTGATGGGTGACATCAACCAGACGGTGCATTTGTACGGCAAACGTACCGACAGACTGGCACTCAGTGATATGGCAGTTGCTATCCGTAGCGGTTTGATGGCTGTCAAAAATGACGATAACTATTATTTGACATCAAAAGTCACTAGTATTCAACGTTTGCCAGACAATACCGATGTGACGCCGCTTTATCACTACATAATTGAAATCACAACAACATACACAAGGAGGAATTAATACATGGCACAAGCTATTCAAGGCAAGGATTTAGTGCTGTTTTTCCGCGCTTTAAAAAACAAAGCGACAGATAACGGCGCAAAATTAAAATTCCAAACAGAGCATGAAATCGCTCAAGAGAAAGAATCAAACACCACCCCCACAAAAGACGGTGCAATTGTATCGGTGTCAGATGGTGAATCATCTGCATCTATCACATCTATCGCTTATCGTGAAGACGGCGCAACGGTTGAGGTGTGGAAAGATTTAGAAAGTTATTTCAAGGCCAATGAAATCGTCGAAGTGTGGCAAGTGGATTTAGGCTCAAAAACAGGCGTTGTCGGCTCCGAAACGTACGAAGTGGAATATTATCAAGGTTACTTCACATCGTTCAGCAAGACCGCGCCAACTGATGACATGGTTGAATTATCAATCGAATATTTAATCAACGGCAACGGCGCTTCAGGTACAGATACATTGACAACAGCTCAACAAACGGCACTTAACCAATACGAGTACGAAAATATCGCACAACCAGTTATTTAATCACTGAGGGGAGAAAATCCCC